CTAATTCGTTGTAATTTACTGTTTGCAAATAACAACCGCTTATTAACCATGATTCAAGTATTTGAGGCTCATGCCCTGCGTTTCCGCCATCTAACATTTCAAGACGTGTCTGGAATTTGTAATCAACGCCGGCTGCCGCACTTGCTTGTTCAAAGAAGTCAAATTGTTTCTGTAACTGTTCGCCGACTAAGTTTGTAACTACTCCGCCAACATCATCACGAACACTTATTGCCATTGATTGCCATGTTGGTTTTCCGGCATATTTGATCTGACTATTATATACATGAATAGTTTGGGTTTCAAATTGAACCTGTGGGCGAGCCGCAGTAACTACTTGTTTTGTTAATTCAGTAGTAGCCTGAGATACGCCAAATCCTTCAAAATACACTCTAAAGCGATATTTTAGTTTTGGCATTAACAAGCCTTGCGGTGCTCCGCCTATTGGTACTGAAAATTTGTTTACACTTGCGATTGACATCTTATTTCTCCTTATTCTTTATTAAATTATAGTCCTGCTTTAATTGCGCCAGTATTTTTCAAACGCAACGGTATGTAAATAAACTCCACTGCTTTGATAGGCTCAATTGCGATGTCTAACCAAAGTTCAGAACGATCAATTCTAGTAGGAGTATTATTGCTTTCATCACAGACAACTGCAAAGTCATTCAATGCTCTCTTACTTACTAATTCTAATAAGAAACTTTGTGCCGCGGCTTTGATCTCATTACGTGTAATTTTATCGTTTGGTTCAAACAAGAATGGTTTTACTAAACGATCTAACTGTCTACGCATATAACAAACTAAACGTGCTACATTAATTCTATCTAAAGAACTTGCATTTCTTGCACGAGTGTATTGTCCAAAATTAACAATTCCAGCACCTGACAATGTGGCAATTGGGTTAATCTTAACACCGGCTAACACATCGCGTAGGCTTTGTGGAAGAGTAGTACTCTTGAATTCGCCATCTAACAAGTAGCCAACTGATGTTGCATTATCAACTCCACCTCGTCTTGTACCTGCAGGTGCAAACCATTCGTAACTCTTTTGATCACTTTCAGCAATTGTACGTAACATCATGTGGCTTGGAGGAACAACAATGTAGTTTCCTGTATTGTCATTAGTGTAACCACTTGGGTAGAACATAGCCATATATTCGTCATAACTTACACCACCGGTGTCATTATTATCAAATGCACCATTTGTATTATTACCCCAGGCTGCTAAATCGGTGCCTGTTGGTTTTAAGCGGAATGGTGTATCACCAACAACAAACGCTGTTAGTCCACGATCAGTGTTGTAAGCAATCATGTTTTGAATTGCTTCTGGATATCCAGGGCAAGCAATTAGATTAAACACAACTGAGTCCGTATCACGGATTGCTTGGTTAGTATCAATTTGTGCCTTCATGCCAGCAACAACAAATCCGCGTTGTGCATGACGTCCAAATGCGCCTGAACCGTCAGCATTGTTAGGACTTACTGTAACCCAACGATCTGCGTTATAAGTTAATCCACTGTTTGATCCGTTCATGATCTCGTTACCATAACGTGCATTCTCACCGTTGTTGGCATCGATATTAATGAACTTGGTTTCAAATTTCTTAACATTAAATCCAGAACGACGTAGATTCCATAGTCTCATACCTTTTGGATATAGTGCAGGATCAGGTGCATCTGGATCTAAGTAATTACTAGTTAACAATGTCTTAATTGAAGTGTTTACTGTAGGACCATCTGTTCCTATGTTTGACCAACGTGCATCAGCAAACAACCAACCGTCTGGTGTTGTTTGATCTGTTGTGTCTTGTGCTACCCATGATAAACTAGTTCCGCTATAAACATAAACATTTTTACCGTACATTTCAATATCAGAAGTATCAATCCAAATATCACCATTTACTAATGGCGTACCATCACTTTGTACTGTGGGTTTTAATGCGGCCACAATAGGACCTGCTGGATCTGTACTTGGGAATGCTGTAGCATCTTGGTATCCGACCCATGTATCGCCGTTGTTGTATAAAATATCAACTTCGTCAACTACTGAACTATAGAATAGGGTTCCATTTGCTGGATCTGTGTATGGTACCATTGCGTCTGGTTGATAAACTAATGGTTTCCAGTTACTAGCATAGTACTGATAACCGTCGCCTTCAAACTCGCCTGCGGAATAGAAATTCTGTGTACCTGTTTCCATGCCCATTTCATCTTTAGCCCACGGTGTTAATTGTAATAGAGTTGATAAAGGTGTTCCTAACCCGTCTAAGAATTTAATTTCACCGCCTGCTGAATGACTAATTGAAAGACTTGTAGCATTTCCGTTTGTGTCAAAACTTGCGGCCCCTGCTGAAACATAAGTTAATCCAGCACTATTAATGTGGCTAATGACTGTATCGATTGTATCGCCTCGTGCCAAACTGATTGTTGCACCGGTGCTATAATTAGCAATACCGCCTGTTGAAGTTTTTAGACCTTCAATAATATTAAACTGTGAAGATGTTGTTACAGTTAAACTTGTTACCGTAGACACAACTGTTGTTGGGCCTGTACTATTTCTACGCCAAATATTAAATGCCGCATATTGAGTATTGTTTGATGCTGTTGAATATGCACCAGTACCTTTGTCGTAGTTTTGTTCAATATAAACACTTCCGACTCCTGCACTAGTAATAGAGTTAAGAGCAGTTTGACCATCAGCGTATATAGGAGCAGTTAAACTTGTAAACGCGGCTGATGCGGCGCTATATACTTTTACTGACCAATTAGCACCACTATTGGGTGTAGTTGTTTTAACATAAATTGATCCCGTCGGCTTTGCACTAAAATCTGGATATTTTGTATGTGGCCCTTGGAATAAGGCAGGACTAACAGCAGTAGTAGAAGTTAACCCAATTGCGGTCAACATAGAACTACCACCAGTACCTAGATTTGTAATATTAATTTTACCGTCCGGTGTTGTTCCGTTGGATTTTGCTGTAGCATCAGCATAAAAATCTAAGTATCCATTTTTATTAACTTTTACACCAAACCCTTTTGTATGGCCAACTGCGTTAATAGATCCTGCTAAAGCAGTTAGGGTTGATCCACTTTGTGTAATAGTCTGACCATTAATTATAATAGTTTGACCATTATAAAGAGAAAGGTCTGGATTAGCCTTGGTACTTGTTAGAGCAGGCCATGAAGTTTGCCATACTGTTGATTTCCATGTAGCGGCGGCACTAAAATTGTTTTCAACATTGTCACCAATTTGTACCCAGTTGCCATCGCTATTTTTATACCAGTAATGAACCTCTGTTGTTCCGGCAACAACACAGTATGAACCATTTGTTCCAAAACTTGCCTTAGGTGTCATGTTATCGCTTGTAGCAGTTGCTAGATTTGTGTTATCAATTACCAAAGGAATCTTGTTTGTAAATGCTTGGTTGACAATATTCCATTCAAAAATACCCCACTTGGTATTTGAAGAAGTGTCTAACCAATATGTTCCGTCTACCGGATTTCCTTCCGGAGCAGATGATTTTGGAAGTAACGCACCTAAGTCTAGATCAGAACGTACAACATATGCTCTTGAACTTACACCTAATAAACTATAAGCGGCTTGTAGTCCGTATTCGTTTAATTCCCCGCCGTTAACTGGATTACCACTTGCATCTGTATAGAAAAGTGGAGTTCCGAATGTATCTGTTAGATCGCGTTGGCTAGTGATTAACCAAACTTTGCCAGCATTTGCTGGATCTGTACCTGCGGCTAGTCCTGTTCCGCTAGCATTTGCTTTGTTACTTTTACTCGCTACGAAGATCATAGGAGTTGTTGACGGAGCCGCTGGTAAGTAAAAACTCTCGTCTATAACTGATATCTGTACGCCTGGTGAATTTAGAGCCATTTCAATCTCCCATATAATGGTTTTCTTCCTAATATTTAGCAGATACAGTTAAAAAATACCGGCTTAAATACTCATGAAAAGGGCACTAAAAAGGGCGGTGTATGCGTAATACTTGTAAAAAATGTCAACAGAGGCCAGTGGCTGTTAACTATCGTAAGGAAGGAAAGACCTATTATAGATCTACCTGTGATCATTGTGCTAGGGGATATATAACCGAGCAACCTAAGTGGGCAAAGTTTGGATATAAGAAAAAGTCTAGTTGTGATAAGTGTGGATTTAAAAGTCAACACCAATCAATATTTTCAGTATTTCATGTTGACGGCAATTTATCAAATGCTAATCCTGCCAACTTAAAAACTATTTGTACAAACTGCTCTCAAATCCTGGCCCTAGAGGGAGGTCGATGGCGTCAAGGGGCTCTAAGACCAGATTTTTAATCTGGCGGAACAACTCATCAATTGTACTATCATTAGATATGATATGATCAAAGTTGGTTCCCACCCATGCTGTTTCTGAAGCATGAATCTTTAACTTTTCCATTCTAGTCTTAGCCAACATCCAATTTATATGATGGTCACCTGCATTCATGTCTATAGCATCTTGATACCATTCAGGCTCATCACCACGTTTTACACGAATAACAATTCCGCCAGCATCTTTGATTGATTTAATTTCATTAGGAAACCGACAATCACTAATAACAATGTTGTCTTTTGAGTTTCGTAGTTTATTTTCTAATGAGGCAATCCACATGTCGTCATGGAATCCATTGCGACAAACTTCTGTGCCCCAATATTGCAATACCCATCGTGGAGTAAGATGTGGCATTCCTAGTCGGTTAGCCCACCAAATATCAACTTCTTCTCGCCATTCACGGGCCTGCTTAGTACGTCCCTCTAGCATAGTACGGTCCCAACCAAATACCATACTTACCGAATCTTTAAGACTATTAGCAAAACTTTCTCGTCTATAACCGTGAAAATTAACTCGATAGTCGGCCATGGTGTCTTTGCCTGAGCCAATAAATCCGCATACGCCAATGATCATAGTATCTCTCCAAGTAGATACTCTAGTGTATATTACCCTATGACAAATGTCAACGGCTGTTGGTTATCTTTATTGTTAATTAGATCTTGCTCTAGCATTTCCATTTCGGCTTTGCCTTCGGACTTTAGGGCTGTTCCGTTTAGATTTGTTCCACCTTGCGGGCTAGCAATAGTGGCAAACTTTTCGCGGGCCTCGCCTAGGATAACCTTTGCTCGTGCTGTTGCGTAATCTCTAACCCAAATACCTGCCCAAGTATCTTGGAATAAAATAAAGTCTGGCTTGTAGTTGTACATCCAAAGTAGAACGTTTTCTTCACCACGTGGGCGTTGTGTAATTCTTAACTTTTTAGTAACTGAGTTCCAATCAAAGTTAATAAACGAGCCAAACATTTTACCAACTAGATTTTGGTATTGCGAAAACATCATGTAAGTTGCTAGACCGCCCATGTTAGAACTGCTTAACAAATAGGTGTTAGAATAGGCTAGGTTAAATGGTTCAAATAGCGTACCACCATCCCCGCCGCCGCTTCTAGAACCGATACTTCTACGGAAAATCTGTCTAACCTGCATAACTTCAGGTGCTAACTGGTATTCGTTAACGTCTGTTTGCAGTGTTAGATATCCAAAACTTTCTTCTACAGAGTTTTGACTGCGTTGTCTGTACTTACGTAGAGCAACATCTATAGCAAGATCGTAGTGTTTAGGGTCTAGTTCTACATCAATCATACCGTCACCCAGAGAGAGTTTGATATAATCAACTACTTTTTGTTTTTCGGTATCGAGTTCGTTCATACCAATATTTAGCCATAAATATACTACTATGCCAAGACTATCTCTGTACCGCCCAGAAAAGGGTAACGATTTTAGATTTTTAGATCGTGTAATAAACGAAGAATTCCAAGTGGGCGGAACTGACATTTTTGTTCACAAATACCTCGGCCCAGCAAATCCAACGGATGGAACTGCTACACCTACAATACCTAATAATGGTACCGATGTAGGAGAATTAGGGATACAAGATGTATTATTCATGGAAAACAGAGACCGCAACTATGCACCTGATGTATATATCATGCGCGGAATTTATACTATGCAAGACATAGATTTTAATTTAATGCAGTTTGGATTCTTTTTATCAAACGATAATATTATGATTACGTTTCATCAACGGAATTGTGTTGATACACTAGGCCGTAGATTAATGGCGGGAGATGTATTAGAATTACCTCATTTAAAAGATGAATATGCTCTCGGTGATGCTATGGTAGCATTAAAAAGATTTTATGTAGTAACTGACGTTGCTCGTGCCGCAACAGGTTATAGTCAAACTTGGTATCCACATCTGATTCGTGCTAAATGTGAACCGCTAGTTGATAGTCAAGAATACAGTCAAATTTTTAGTGCAGATAGCGGAGCAGGAGATGGCAGTACACTAAAAGATTTGTTGTCCCTTTACAATAAAAACATAGAAATTAATAATCAAATTATTGCTCAAGCAGAAGCAGATGCTCCATTAAGTGGGTATGATACTAATCAACTTTATGTATTGCCATTGAATCCCGAATCGCCTTTTGATGTCTTACAAACTGAAGATGCTAGCGAAACAGAACGAGATGCTAGTGAAGATGATCATACTGCTGATGCAAGTTCTGTGTATGTAACTCCTGATAAAAATATGTACATTGGGTATCTAACCGGAGACGGAAAAACACCAAATGGTGCTCCATATACCGCTGGAATTGAGTTTCCATATAGTCCATATAACGGGGCTTATTGTTTGAGAACTGATTATTTGCCTAATAGACTGTTTAAATTTAATGGTAAAACTTGGGTATATCAAGAATCTGATGTACGTATGACCATGACTAATAAGCCGACTAATGGCAAGTCTGCAAATAATGCAGTAACAAGGCAAACTGAAGTGACTGGCTTTGTTAATAACAACACAACAGCAACAATCAATGGCAAAGTTATTATTGAACGCCAGGCATTAAGTAAAGCATTATCAACTAACAAACCGAGAGCAGATAACTAATGGACTTTTTTTACGACGGGCAAATACGCCGATACCTAACTCAATTTATGCGATTGATGAGTAACTTTGCTTATCAAGACGGGCGTGGAAATATAATACAAATACCTGTTCGTTATGGGGACATGAGCAAACAAGTAGCCAGTGTACTAAAAAAGGGCAGTGAAAATATTGTAAACTCTGCACCTTTTATTGCCTGCTATGTTAAAAGTTTAGATTTGTCAAGAGACAGATTACAAGATCCTACATTTATTAGTAAATTGAATATAAGAGAGCGGCAATGGGAATATATTGATGAAAATCCAGATAGCCCTACGTTTGGGCAAACTATACAAGACTACGGAAACACACAAGGAGAAAACTACACAGTTGAAAGACTGATGCCGACTCCCTATAATATTCAATTTGCCGCAGACATATGGTCAACAAACACAGAACAAAAATTACAAATACTTGAACAAATACTAGTGTTGTTTAGACCTGCTATGGAAATTCAAACAACTAGCAATTTTATTGATTGGACAAGTTTAAGTTATATTGAGTTAGATTCTCTTACATGGTCAAATAGAAATATTCCTCAAGGCACAGAAGTAGAAATTGATATTGCTAATCTGTCTTTTAAATGTCCTATTTGGATTACTACACCTGCTAAAGTTAAAAAACTTGGTATCATTACAAAAATTGTTGCTAATATTTTTACAGAACCAGCAGGAACAATGGGGAACGGCGATCTTATTTTCTCTAATCCTAATTCTCAAACTATTGTAACTCCTGGTAATTTTAGTGTGTTGGTTGTAGATAATACTGCTAGACTAATGCATCATGGAGAAAATGCTAGAGGAAACGATTTAATAGACATACCAATTAAAAACGGAACAAAAATTAATTGGAAATTTTTATTAGATATGTATCCAGGACATTTTAGATCAGGTTTAAGTTATATATCTTTAACTAAACAAGACGGTACAAATGTCATAGGTTACTTAACAGTGAATCCATTAGTAGAAGATGAGATGGAACTTATCAATATGACGTTTGATCATGAAACTATTCTTAATACTGATATATCTGATTTAACAACTACATATACTAGGGGAACTGTTAATGCTGTTATTAATCCTACAACATTTAATCCTGGGATATCTCCTGCTACTGACGTTAGGTATCTTATATTAGAAGATATCAATACTGATCCTTCCATCTCTGAAGATTCAATGCCAACTGCTTGGAAGAAATACGGTCAACATAACACCAACATTGAAAGATTTGTAGCACACGCAAATGATATTATTCAATGGGATGGCACACAGTGGAATGTTATATTCGATAGTACAGCCCCACAAGAGGTCACTTACATAACTAACTCATATACAGGTATACAATACAAATGGGATGGCGTTGAGTGGTCTAAAACTGTAGATGGTGTATATCTTCCAGGAGAGTGGCGTTTAGTATTATGATAGATATAATTTGTAGTGGCGGGTTTTTTGTAGCAAAAGATACAAAACGATTTCTATTTTTACTTCGTAATCAAGGACGTACAGCAGGCTCTTGGGGTATTGTTGGTGGCAAAAAAGAACCACTGGATACTACACCGTATCAAGCACTTGAAAGAGAAATAAAAGAAGAAATAGGAAAATCTCCTACAATTAAAAAAGTTATTCCTCTAGAACTTTTTACCAGCGAAGATCAACATTTCTTTTACAATACCTACGTATTGTTAGTTGATAAAGAATTTATTCCTATTCTAAACGAAGAACATGTAGGATATGCGTGGTGTGATTACGGACAATGGCCTAAACCTTTACATCAAGGTGTAAAACGTAGTCTTTCTAACAAGACCAATAAAACTAAAATTGAATTGCTACTAGAAATGCTGTCTTGATTACCAAGGACGAGCAAGTTGAGCCGTAACAGGCTGTATTTGTTGTGCAATTTGTATTTCTAGATTTGCTTTAATATCTGCAATTGCATCATCGCCTAATGCTGTGGTGACCATTTGTTCAACAGTGGGTTGTGTGAGTTGATTAAATGGAATAAAAGTAAGAGGATCTGGTTCACTTAATCCTACATTACCAAAATATTGAGCACCATGACCGTCTTGGTCAGTTACTGATAGAATAAACTCAACATTATAGACAACATTGGTCAGTTCATTTAAAACAGGATGGGCTAAAAAGCGGCCAAATTCCCAAGTGTATGTTAGTACGACATCCATTTATTATACGCTCGGTTGTGAAGGTTCAGGAGTATCTGGATTTACATTATAATGGCGGGTGAATACATTGGGGATCAATGAACGCTCTACAGCAGGAACATTTACCCAAACTTTAACCCATTCAATTAGTTGGTCCTTAGTTACTGACTCGTAGGGAACAAATGACTCAGGATCTAAATTAGAAATATTAAGATCTTGGACTCCTGTCATTTCTTTTGTATTTGTGCCATCATCTGCTGTACATTTCCAAACAACACGACTAACCACATTTGTGTTAGTGTTATATTCAGAAATTACATCAATTGATTGAACATCCCATGTGTAAGTAATAGCCATTTAAACTCTCCCAATATACTATTTATGTTTGCATATTGACATTAATACCGTCTGGGCGTGTAGTTTGTTGGGCCGCCTGTATCTGTGCAGAAGCCTGAACTCTAACTTTATCTACTACTTGTGCAGAAGTTTCGTACGGTAATTTTACTAATCCCATGATGATAATATTAACTTCGTCTATTGATAAATCTGTTAGGTCAAGAGTTGGTTGTGTTTGACCGTTAGGTTGTTGTGTTTGCATAAAAATCTCCTATTTGTTTTATTTATATAGGTGGTTAATGAGAGTAAAATTATATGATAGCCGTTGTAGAGGTATTCCACGGAACAGCCTGTGATTTTATAACGGCAGGGATATTCTGTAGTCTAACTGCTAGAGCATCTCTAACCCCTTCAAATCCTGAATCACTTTTTGCCCATTCTAATCCCATTTCTTCTGTTATTTGATCATAGGGAACAAATGACTCTGGATTAAAAACTCCAGGGTGTGTTGTTATATCTCCAGAACGTCTATCTGTTATAACAATATCACCTAACTGGAAAGGTAGTGTGCCTCCAGAGTTAACTCGATTTCCGTTAGCATCTTCTGCTACTAATTTCCAGTGAACATGAGATATAACATCAGTCCATGTTCCATGATTGACGGTGTTAACTTGTGTTACACTTAGGGTATAGGTAGCAGTTGTAGTTGTGAACACGTATGGCATTATTTTTTACCTTTTAAATCTTCAATTTCTTTCTTTAATAATTCAATTTGTTCTTTTTGTTCTTGAACTAATTTGTTTATATCTTTAAATGCTTCAATGAATAATCCAGAGAAGTTTCCGTAACTTACTCCGTATTCATCTTTATCTTTATTATATGTGACAACTTCAGGAACAACAGGTTCAACTTCTTGGGCAATAACACCTAGGTGTTGTTGATTAGGATTCCAATCTTCGTTATTCTGAATTGGATTGTCTGTACGTTTATAGTAAACACCCCTAAGTTGTAGTACTTTATTTAAAGCGTTGTCAACTGTGACAATATCTTTTTTCTTCCTACGATCGGAGTAAGCATATACCTCACTAGTTGCATATAATGTTCCTGCAACATAATGACTACCATTTGTATAAGCACGATATCCGCCAGTTGTTGTAGACCCGCCAAGCCCCAAACAACTATTTCCTGTATACCAATAAAAATGCCAATTGTATGCCTGTGAATAATTTCCACCGTTACCACCAGAATCATACATACCGTCAACTACGTTAGCACCATTGGCCCAATTAATCCCAGTATAACCGCTTCTGTACCCCAACATAACAAAAGTTCCGTAGTTGTATATTCCGGTATTACTTTCATAATTTGGATAAATTTCTGGAGTTCCTGACACATAACTTGCACTTGGCCAATACAATCCGTAGTTTCCGTTGAACTGTAACCATGTGTTAACTTGGTAGTAACTTAATCCTTGTTGACTTAACACACGGGATCCAGAATCATATAAAGATCCAGCATACAATGCTTGGTTACCATTAGTACCTGAACCAACAACAACTGATGATTGTGCGGCTGATTGCAGAGTCAATGAACCGCTAGCATTACTAACATCTGTAAATTTACCCATCGATCCCATAATACCGTAAGTATTACTACCGTTTGAATAGAAGTTAGTAGCCCAAGAGTTAGCAGATAATATATCTGCATTACCCGAACCGGCACTATTTAAAACTGTTAATCTGCTACTTGTATCAACACTTAATTGTACAGCATACGTTGTTGCCCATTGTAATGACAATCTAGGGGCGGCAGAGCCTGTGCTACCAGTTATATTATATTCACGTAATTTTAATGAAGCATATTGATAACTAGTGCTGTTATTATTGCTTGCTAGAGCCCAGTCACCTGCGGTATAGTTAGCAATATAACCAGGACCATTGGTCAACTGATTTAAATTTGTTAGATTACCGCTGTCCCAAATAGTATATATTGTACTTCCGCTGTCAGGTGTTCGCTTTAATAATTGGTTGAATAAGAATCCACCTGTTCGGTCTGAATAGATATGT